AGATGTAGCTAATCAGCAAACTAAACAAATAGTTTATACACAAAGTGTACCAAATGATACATGGATCATTAATCACAATTTAAATACATATCCAGAGGTTGTAATTATAGATGACTCTGGTATGAAAGTTATGTGTGATTTATACTATGACTCTGCAAATACTGTAAGAGTTATAGTTGAAACTGCATTATCTGGAAAAGCTGCATTAACAGCAGATATAACACAAGTAACTAGTTTTATACAAAGTACAGCTTCAGACACATGGGATATAGTACATAATCTAAATAGATATCCTGATGTAATAATATTTGATACAAATATGGATAACTTAAGAGTATATGGAGATATTAATTATGTATCACTTAATGAGATTATAGTAACATTCGGTTATCCAGTAGCTGGAGAATTACATTATATTTAGGAGAAAAAATGAGATATCTATCACCAATTGATTTAAATCAGAATGAATTACGTAATTTTATAGTTCAAAATTTAGCATCAGCACCATCTTCACCGAAAAATGGACAAGGATTTTATAATACTGCAACAAATAAAATTGGATATTATACACCTTCTGGTTGGGCCTATCTATTAACATCACTTGACTTAGGAGTTGCAAGCGGAGTAGCTACACTTAATGCAAACTCTCTTGTTATACAAAATCCAGCAAATGCATCAACTACTGCTGGAGCTAATAAAATCCCTCTAGCAGATGGAACTGGTAAAATAGACAATGCTTACTTAAAAACTGGTGCTGGAAATGGATTAGATGCAGATACATTAGATGCACAACATGGAGCATACTATTTATCAAGAACTAATCATACAGGCACACAAACTGCATCCACAATAAGTGATTTAGCAACTGTAGTTCAAGCATATACATTAAATTTATTTGCAGCTCCAACAGCGTCAATAAATTTAAATTCACAAAAGATTATTAATTTGTTAGATCCTACAAACCCACAAGATGCTGTTACAAAAAATTATGTAGATACAAATTTACAGGGCTTAAAGGCTAAAGGATCAGTATTATGTGCTACTACTGCTAATATTACATTATCTGGAACACAAACAATTGATGGTGTCTCAGCAGATGTCAATTCATTAGTATTAGTAAAAGATCAAACTACACAGTCACAGAATGGTATATATGTAGTACAATCAGGAGCATGGACAAGAGCCTCAAATGCAGATACATGGACAGAATTAGTTTCAGCATATGTATTTATTGAGCAAGGTACACTGTACGCTGATACTGGATGGACATGTACAGTTAATGCTGGTGGCACCTTAGGTACAACAAATGTAACATGGGTACAGTTTTCATCTGCAGGTCAGACAACAGCATCAAACGTTAATACGCTTGGAGTTGGAGTATTTAAACAGAAGTCAGGTATTAACTTTGAATTTAGAGGTGTAAATGCTGCATCTTCTAAATTAACAACAACATTAAATGCAACTTCAAACACAATAGATTTAGATGTTACAGAAGCTAACTTGTCATTAACTAATATTGGTGGTACACTAACAGTTGCAAAAGGCGGCACAGGAGCCACTACAGCTTCTGGAGCTAGAACAAACTTGGGAGCAACAGGTAAATATTCAATATCAATAGGTGATGGTTCTGCTACATCGTATGTAATTACACACAACTTAAATACACAAGATGTTATTGTTTCTGTTGCAGAAACTGCATCTCCATATAATATAGTAATACCAGATGTTCAACTTACCAGTGCTAATACTATTACCATACTGTTTACAACAGCCCCAACAACGAACCAATATAGAGTAACAGTAATAGGATAACCGATGGATTATAAACGACCTATAACAGTAAATGGTGTCTCTGTATCATTACAGGGACACACTCATAATTTTTCCACGTTTCCTGTATTATGTGCCAAAGTAGGCAAGTCTGCTATACAGAGTTACTCTGCTAATGCAATAACAAAAGTTATATTCGATACAGCTATACTCAATAATGGGCTTACAGTAGATACTACTAATAGTAGGATTAAAATGCCATCAACTCTTAGTGGTGTTGGTATATTTGAGATACAGGTAAATATACAGCTATCTGGTACATCTACCATGACTATTTATGTATATAAAAATGGTAGCCTCTTAGAAACTATTTATAATACTACTAATACAAGTGATGAATATATCTGTAGTGCTATAGAGAAGTTTGCAGCTAATGACTATATAGAGATATATTTAAAAGGTGGCACGGCTAGAACTATACAAGCTGCAACTACATCATATATTAAGCAGGTGGCATAATGATAGATTATTATTCATGTATAAAGTTAAAATACCCAACTATAACAGATGATGATTTTGAAATAATTGATAATAATTCATCTATATCAATACAGAATTGGAACTTATCTTTTGGTGAAATACCAACCTTAGAAGAATTAAGTACATATAATCTACAAGTACTTAAAAATAACAAAAAAGAAGAAATAAAGCAATTTGTTTATAACGAATTAGAACGATCAACGGTTGGGTATCAAACAGTTGGATTATCAGAAAATTTAAGGGTAGATGCTGGCAGAGGTGACCTTGACAACTTAAGAAATTTAAAACAATACTGCCAATCTAAAAATATAGCACAAACACCTATAAAAGATTTTTATAACAATATGCATCAAATATCTATTGAAGATTTAGATATTATAATTTTAGAGTTAATAGCATATGGATTATGGTTATATCAAAGAAAATGGGAAGTTGATATGTTAATTGAAAATGCTACTACAGAGGAAGAAATAAACTCTATAAGCTTCTTTAGTTAATATTAAATAAAATATGTTTAAGTCAGATTACTTTAAAGCTGGATACTTTAAAGCTAGATACTTTAGAGGTAAAATCTTTGAAGGTATCTTAACTTTAGATGCATACTTCACAACAGAAGTAAATTGGCGCTCTTTCGCAAAGCGAAAAGAAGACCAATCTTTACATATTAGTGAAGCAGCAGTTAATAACAAAAAACTTGATTATTCTGAATTATTTGTAGCAACCTTTAGTATTAATTCAGAAGAAACTATTTCCTCTTGTGAAATTTATGATTTAATAGAAGTTGAGGCTATAGATTCTGATGAATATGTATCATTAGCAAAAGTACATGTTTTAAAAAATGAAGATGAAGAAATAATTATATCATTAATAATGGCGGATATTTTATGATAGCAACAATTAATGCAAGTAAGATAATTTATCCTGAAAACCCAATATTAACAAAACCACAAGAAATACAAGAAATACAAGAGGAAAAAGAGCAAGATGGTAATAAATAAAGATAGCTTTATGCTCTATGAGCAATATAATGTTTCAATTCCTGAATCTACATTAATTAAACTAGAGGATGGCATTCGTAACAATAAAGAAATGCTTCTTACTATTGCTGCATCTCATTATGGATTTAGAAATGGAAACTGGACTGTTTATAGACATGATACAGTTAAACATGATATAAGTACATATGTTGCTCCAAAACCAAAACCAATTATTCAACAGCATAGACCTAAAGAATCAGAAGTGTTTGGTCATATTATAGCTGCAGACTATAAACTTACATCATTCTATGATGAATTCTCAAAGCATCATAAATTAGAAAAATTAACTACAGATGAATATATAGAATTAATGGATGATGTTATCATCCCTTATCAAAGATCTAATCCTAATTTTGATGGTCTTGCTTATTTAGAGCTAGTTGGAAAATTAACACATAAAGACGGAATAAAGAAAGTATTAGACAAAGAATTTTTAACTGTTTCTATAGGTGCTATGCCAAACAAATTAATTTGTTCTGTTTGTGGGGCAGATCAAACTAAGAAAATGTGTAAGCATTATGGTAGAAAAGATAATAATACTTTTATGTTGGCTGAGTCATTAGACTATAAAGAATTGTCTTTTGTAAATAAACCAGCTGATCCTTTTGGTAGAATAGTAAGAATACATGATGGTATTGAGAGTATTAACGAATTTCAAATTGATACAATAAATAAAGCTACATTAGATGCTATGCCATTAAAAGATTTTTTTGAGTTAACAGACGGAAAAACAATTATTTGTGTTGATAATATATGTACTGTTATCAATAGAGAGGAAAGTAGAATGAAGAAAACAATTAGTTATGAACAAGAGTTTGGTAAGACTGCTTTAGAGAGTAAGATAGCTGAACTTGGAGATAATATTCAACTACAAGATAGCGAGATTGAAGATTTAACAGATAGACAATTTGCTATTGTACAGAAGGATGCAGAAGGTACAAATAGACGTTTCCCTATTAATGATGAGGTAAATGTTAAGTTGGCTATGCATTTCTTATGTGACGCTGCTGACTTATCTCCTACTGAAAGAGAAAAAGCGGAAGCTTCAATTTCAAAAGCTGCTAAAAAAATGGGTATTGATTTTGAATTAAGAGTAAAAGAAGTATCAGATTCTTCAGATGCAAATAGTAATGAAGATAATTCTTCAGAACAAAATACTGGAGAGGCAGATACTAATACTTTACAAGATGAAGTAGTTGATCAAGAATTAAAGGATCTTTGTGATAAATTACTTGAGAAACTAAAAGTATATGGTGATGAATTTTATAGTGAAGAAGGTGAGCTAAAGGATGAAGAAAAAGCTCCAGAGAAGCCATCACCTCTAGCTGTATTGTTTAGTATATTATCATCATTTGCTTCAGAAGTAAAATACGCTGGTAATATGTTAGGCTCATCTATTGACTCATACTTACAACAGTTAGGCAAAGAGACAATTGATAAGGCAACTAAAGATTCAATTCAAGATGAACAAACTAAGCTTCAAGATTCCATTAAAGAATTAGAAGAAGAGATCCAACTATTAACTGATCAAAACATGGATTTAAATAGACAGTTAAGAACAACATTTGTTGAAGAAATTATAGCTCACAAAACTGCTCTTGGAATATTAGCTGATTCAGAAACTGCTGATAATACTCAATATTCTAAAGTACCATATGAGTCACTAAAAATAATTTTAAATGATTACAGAAACATGCGTATTAAATTAGCTGATAGTACAGTTAATAACAATACATCAATTAAAACAATTACAGACCCCACACAGATTGCTGACTCTTTAACAGACTCAAATAATTCAGATGTTGACTCTAATACCAACAATGAATTACAAAAAGTTTCTGCACAAGATGCAATCGAAATTATTAACAGTCTCAAGATGAGACATGGATTTTAATCCATAACTTTTGGAGGTAATTTATAATGTCAACTATCGGAAGAAACTATCTTGCAAATCATGTAGTTGCTCCTCAGATTATTCAAGGAACACCTAACTATAACGTAGAAGTAGCAGAAGGTCAAGTACCACCTGGTGAGTTTTATCCTGCTCAATATCTACCTGTAGTGCAATCAGAAAACAGAATTGCTGGATCAGGCTTCGTTTTAATGCCTGGTAAAGTCGTATGTTTAGATCAAAATGGTCGTTTAGTACCTGCTGGACTAGCTGCTGAAGTTAAGAAGGCTCGTGGTATTGCTGGTTATACTTACTCTGGTGCAGCTACTACTTATGATTCTTTATCTGAATCTAATGGTGTTGTAAACACTTTAGGACAATTTGTACAAGCTGGTGATGGCTTCGTTACATCAAACTTATTCTCTACTTCAGCTTCAGGATTTAATTTCACAATGCCTGTTGGTGTAATGAGATATTCAGCACTAAAGGCTCCAGGTTCAGATCCTTCTAACCCTGCTACCTTTACACAACATAACTATGACACAGGCGGTGCCCGTGCATTCTCTCGCTGGTGCTATATTCAAGTTCCAGTTGTAGAAACACAAACACGTACAGAGACAATTGCTGCTGGTGTTACTGATCATCGTATTACTGTTTATCCTGATGCTACTGGCTTAGTATTTGCTGGTGCTACTTTAACACGAAAAGCATTACCTAACTTTATGAGTTCTTCTTCAGTTGCTACTGAATATGCTCTTGTTGGTAGAACAATCTTATTTAATGGACCTACTCCTGCTGGCTTAACAGTATCTTATAATCCTAATATTCAGACACCATTCTGTTCATTAGTAATTAATTCTTCTGCTAGTCCAGCTACACTATTAGGTCAATCTGTTAGTTATGATGTTAACTCAAACTTTGTACTAGGTGGCAACAAGATTGCTCCACACTTAGTTGGACAAATCTTAGACGTTAAATCTGGACAATCTGATGATTTAAAACTAGTTCGTACTTATTTCCGTGACTTCGGTCTATGGCAAGAACAACCAGGTTCAGCAACAGACGGTAGAAATACTCAATTAAGTATTGCTAACGCTCCTAAGTATATTGCACGTATTGCTGTTAACTTCGAAACCTTATATCAAGTATATACAGTATAATTAATTAGCTGGAGGAAAAATTACATGTTAAGTCTAGAATCAATTTTTAACGCCATCGCCATAAAGAACGGCATTCTAAAAGATGGAGAGTCTGAAGGACTTTCATTAAAGGACGTTCTTAATAACGGTGACCTTTCTCGTCTAGTGCCAGTTGCAATCTCTGAAATCGTTAGAGAAGCAGCTGAGCCTTTACTAATCGCAAACCAACTATTTAACACAGTTAATCTAAGGAATGGTGTTTATATTCAAATGCCAGCCGTTGGCGCTTTAAATGCTGTTGAAGAAGTTGCTCCTGGTCAAGAATACGGAACAGAAGAGATCACAATGGGTGGAGGAACTGCTATCCGTGTTGATATCAGAAAATTCGGTATTAAACTACAACTAACTGAAGAAATGATTGAGCAATCTCAATGGGATGTTATCGGTCAATGGTTAAAAGCAGCTGGTAAAGCATTTGCTCGTACAAAGAACCGTAAAGCCTTTAATCTATTCGATAGTCAAGCTTTAACTTTAGTTGACAACTTAAATCCTGCTAAATCAGTTTTAGGTCGTAGATTATCTGGTATGGGTTTTGATCCATCAGGCAATCCAGTTGCTAACAATACATTTACAGCTGAAGACTTCTTCGATATCTATGCTGGAATGTTACAAGAAGGCTTTGCTCCAAATGCTATTGTTGTCCACCCATTAACTTGGGGTCTATGGATGAAGGATCCTGTCTTACGCGTATTCGCATGGCAGAATGGTTCTGGACCATTGTTTAATGCTTACGACCTACAAGGTGTAAAACGTGATGAATTCTTTAATGGTTTAGGTATCTCCAAAGGTGGTCCTAGACCTGGTGAGAATATGCCTCCTGATTTTAAAGGTAAGCCAATTCTACCTCCATACTTGAACGTACCTTTCCAAGTGATTGTATCTCCTCAAGTATACTTTGATCCAGTCAATAAATTAGCTAATATGTATTTTGTTGATACTGAAAACGCTGGTGCTATTGTTCAAGGAGAACCTATTAATCACTATCAGTGGACTGATCCAGAGCGTGATGTTCAGATGATTCGTTTACGTGAGAAGTATGCTCTAGCTATGCTAAACGAAGGTCGTGGAGTTGGCGTAGTTAAGAACGTTCCTGTTATTCCTAACCGTGTTGCTAACTTCGGTGCTACTACTGCTACAATTGACGCAGGTAAACTAGTATATCCTGAAGCTGCCGCACTAAAAACTCCTTAAACATTAAGGAAATAGTTTAACAAAAATGGGGGTAAGAAATTACCCCCATTTCTTTTTTATTTATACATTATCCACTTATTAACAGTTATTAAAAATAAGGTTGGACATTATGGTATATACAGTTACCTTAGAAGAAGAATTATCATATAAACAAAATATTTGTGATATTGAATTAATGTTAGAAGATCAAGAATCAACTTTTATTGTTTTATCATATGCACATGATATTCCTGAGTGCTTATATAAAGATGCTATGGAAGATTTATGGGCTAGGATATATGATATAACATATG